CTCCTTTTTTCCCTCTCTTTGTAAGGGTTTCCGGGGTTTTGAAAAAAGTTTGTGCCCGCAACCATTCACCATACCGTCATCGTTTCGTAACATTCAGGTTGACGCAGAGTGGTCGGATTGCGTCCGGTTCGATCAGAAAGTACCGTGTTTGAATGGCTTCACCTGAGATTGACACGATGGCAACACGCCGGCTACTTATCGAAACCGGACTGGATCAGGCATCGGCAGCAGAAACCGCTACAGAGTGGGCGTCGGCTTGTCGCGCTGTCGCTGGGCTGTTAGATCGCTATGACGAACTAGCACCACCGGAACGGCCCCCATCATCGGAGGAGGCTCTACTTGCCGAACTCGCGGAACTCTCAAACATTAACGCCTAGCGCCCAGTCACTCGCTGCGATCCCGCAATTTGAGACACGCCGCCGGCCTGATCGGCCTACGTTGGGCCCCGCTGTTGAGGCTGTTGCCCAGCAATTTGGGTACGGCTTGAAACCGTTCCAGCGTCGGTTTGCTGACGTGGCGCTTGAGCTGGTACCGGATGAGGAAACAGGGGCAATGGTTTTTGCTTATGATCGGCTCTGTTTGTCGGTTGGCCGTAGAGCGGGCAAGACTTTTATCGTTTTGATGATGATGGTCCGCGCCATGCTCGCTGAGAGGCGTGTAGGTGTCCGTTTCACGGCTCAAAACCGGGCGTCGGCTGTTCTACACCTGCGGGAGTCTTTTGTTCCCATGATTGACGATAGCCGGTTATCGGGTTTGTTCAGTCAACGCCTAGCGAACGGTTCCGAAGCGTTAACTATTCCCGGTAATGGTTCGTTTATGCGCCTCTTCAGCCCGTTGCCGTCTAGTTTGCATGGGTCCCAGGCTGACCTAGTTGTAGTGGATGAGTGCTTCTCGTTTAGTAGCGAACGCGGGGCGGATTTAGAGACTGCCATAGCGCCTACTCTGTTAACTACCGGCGGGCAGCTCTTCCTAACGTCCGCTGCCGGTGACCTGTCGTCTACATGGTGGGCCGGTTTGCTTGATTCCGGGCGGGCAGCTACTCGCGCAGACACCGGGCGCGGCTTGTGCCATATGGAATGGACCGCAGACGTAGACGACCTCGACCCCGACAACCCTGAAACATGGCTGAAAGCGCACCCTGGCGGGCTCAAAATGGCCGCATTGCAGTCCGCTTACGACGCCAACCGCGACCAATTCTACCGGACCATTCTCAACATCACGAACCGGACCGGCGCTACAGGTTCCCCGATCGATCTGCCAATGTTCCGACGTTCAATGATCGACCACGAACCCGACCAGACCGCAACGCTAACGTTAGGCGTTGACTGCTCACCGGATCAGGCCACGACAGCGCTTGTAGCGTGCATCGGCGGCGACATTGTAGAAGTAATCGACCACCGACCCGGCGGCGGCGACTGGGTACCCGGCCTGATCGCCCGCATTGTAGACACTCGCGACTGCCCGACCGTGGCGTTAGATTACGGCGGGCCCGCCGGCGTACTTGTAGCACCTTTGAAGGCGTTAGGTGTCCCTTTGAAGGCGTTAGGTTCCCGCGAGGTAGCTGCCGCTGCCGCTTCACTCGCTGCCGGCATCAGTACCGGCGGGCTACGGTTCCGGCCTGACGTGTCAATGTCTGCCGCGGTTGAAGGCGCCAGGCGCCGCACCTACGGCGACGGCGGTTGGTCATATGCGCGCCGAGCGTCAAAAGCAGACACATCACCGCTTATCGCTGCATCACTAGCCGTTTCGGTTCACCCTGACGCCTACCTGAGTAACGGGCCTACCGTCAACTAACCAAAATAGTAGTATTGCGTTCCGTATCGTGGTACGGTTCCGCATCGTGGGAATCCTTGAGCGTTTGTTTAGCAACGGCAGCAATGTTGTTGCCGGTGGCTACACCGAACAGGCACAGCTCGCTGACCCGTTCAAGATTGCGACCGTAGTGGCCGGTAGGCAAGTATTGGCAGACCTCGTTTCTTCGTTCCCGTTGAAGGCTTACAGCCGCGACACCGGCAAAGAGCTACCAACATCAGAGTTTCTACGCCGACCAAACCCGCGTCAGCCGTCGTGCGACACGTTCGAGATGATCGTAAACAGCTTCACCCGTCACGGCGGCGCCTGGCTGTTAACTACCGCTGTCGGCTCTAACGGGTTCCCTCTCGCTATTGAAGTAATCGACCACGACAGGATCACGTACACGCTCAACGCCACACGCACCCGGTTCGCGTCCGTACTGTTAGACGGCCAGAGATCGCTCACGTCTAACGAAATTCAATACGTTCCGTTCGTACTGGAATCGTCTAGCGTTGTCGGCACGTCGCCGCTTGTCACTATCGACGCCGCTCTAGTGCAACTCAACATGGCGATGGCATACAGCGCGTTCTACTACGGTTCAGCGTCAACGCCACCCTATGCGCTCGTTTCAAAGACCCGGCTAGGTACCGAAAAGAGCGCGGAAATGTTGGCGGCATGGCAGTCAGCGCGTGAACACTCACGGCCCGCTGTTATCTCCGGCGACCTTGAATTAAAAACGTTCGCCCCTACGTCAGCGTCCGACGCTTTAGTGCTCGAAGCCATCCAGTACCTTGACGCCACGGTCGCCAGAGTTTTGGGCATCCCACCGACATGGCTGAACACTCAAGCGCTGTCTAGCCTCACCTACAGCACAAGCCGCGACGAAAGTAAACGGTTTATCAACACGACGCTGCGAACTAGCTACCTGACCAGAATAGAGGCAGCGATGTCGCAGTATCTGCCACGCGGTCAAGTTGCCATGTTCGACACGTCCGGCCTTACACGCCTAGACGTTGACGCCCAGGTGCAGGTTGACGCCGACCTGATCGCTGCCGGCATTATGACCGTCGACGAAATCCGCGCCCAACGTGGACTAGAGCCCATCGCTACCCCTACCCCTACAGAGGTACCTAATGTCTGAACTACATCGAGAGTCTGCCGACATAGTGGCCGGAGACGGCCGCACAGTGACCGTACAGCTCGCAGAATGGGGAGAGCCCCGCACAGTGTCAGACGACGGAAAAACGACGTACCGCGAAGCGTTCGAGTCAATGGAACCCGCCGCAAAGGTACGCGTCAAGTCATCGCACGACGGCGAACTAATCGGCCACGCCGTAGCCGACTCCTACTCTGCTGAACCTCAGCCGACTATCGACCTGCATTTAGCCGAAACAGCTGCCGGCAACGACACACTGGCCCTGATCCAGTCCGGCGCCATTGACGCCGTGAGCGTCGAGTTTCAACCGTCCGAAGCCGATTACACCGAAAAAGGAGTACTGCATCGCGTTGCCGCCAAAATAAACGGCATTGCGATGGCCTGGGCCCCTGCCCACTCCGCACCAATTCTTAACGTTAGAGAACTACCCGAACAGAAAGAGAACCCCCCAATGACCGAAGAAATCGTTACCCCCGACGCCGTTACCGCTGCCGATCTCGCAGCGTTCGGTGATGACCTGAAACGCGACATGGTTGCAAGCTTTGACCACTCCCGGCCCGCGCCTGAAGTTAACGAGCTGGACAAGTTCCGCACCGTTGGCGAACTTAATCACGCCATTTTGAACGGTGAAGCATCCCCGGACCTTTACCGGGCGCTCGCTGACGACATTATTGCGAACAGCCCCGGCGTGAACCGCCCCAGCTGGGTCGAAGGCATCAAGCAGACCGTCAACTTCGGACGCCCAACCATCAGCGCCTTCGGTACTGTCGCGGTTCCGACCGGCGCCGGCACCACGGTCACATGGGCAGTCAACGCTAACGACGAGTCAACGCTTGTCGGTAAGCAGACCACCGAAAAAACGGACGTCACGTCGGCAGTCTGGAACGTCACCAGCTCAACCGAAGAGCTTGTCACCTATTCCGGTGCTGCCGATATCAGCCTTCAGCTATTGCGCCGCAGCTCACCGGCCTACCTGAACAGCTTCTATCAGGCCATGTACCGTGGCTACGCCATCACGACAGACACAGCTTGCGCTGCCGCTGTTGTCGCTGCCGCCACACCATCAGCCGGCATCTTTGTTCCCGGCACCGGAGACGCCAGCGACTTGCGGGCCGCACTGTTCACCGCTTCAACCGAAATTGAGAACGCTACGAACATGCCAGCCGCGTTCGTCCTCGTTTCATCCGACGTATGGGGCGAAATCGGCAAACTTGACGGTCTGCTGCCCGTCCCGTATGGCACAAGCAACGTTTCCGGTACCGCTACCGCTTCATCGTTGCAGGTCAACGTGTCCGGCCTTCGCGTCATCCACGATCGTTTCCTGGCGTCCGGTTCGATCATCGTGTCGAACGACAGCACAGGCGACTGGCATGAGGATGGCCCGATCAACATGGAAGCCGCAGACGTAGCTAAGGCTGGACTCAATGCCGGCGTGTTCGGTATGGGGCTCTTCGCCGCTTACGTCCCGGCCGGCATTGTCAAGATCAACGCCGCAGCCGCAGTAAAAGCCAAGTGAACCCAGACCGGTAACGAGTGGAAGGTAGCGATGGCTTTAAATCTTGAAACAATCGCTACCGACGTAGCTTCACGGTTAGGTATTGACGAAACAGCCGCGCTCATTAGCGTGACTGCCGCCGTCGATTACATCAAATCGGATACAGGAGCCGATGACGATGAGCTGTCGGATGACGACGCCCGGTTAACCGGTTACGGCGTACCGCTTCTAGCGATGCGCATGTATCAGGACTCCCCCATACCGGGCGCCGTCTCCGACTTCGACCCGACCTACACCGGCCAACGCGTACCCCGCGTGCTCTACACGCACCTAGAGGAATACTGGAACCATCTACGTCACAACTTCGGTATCGCATGAACTACGAAGAGCTAGCCCTAGTACTAGAGGAAGCCGGTATCCCTGTAGTGCGCCCCGGTGCGCCTGATAAAGGTTTGCCGTGTATCTCTATCGAACCGACCGGCATGGCAGTCATGGACGGTTACCGGGCTTTGTGGAACGAAACGAACATTGTCGTGCGGTATGCAATCGGGTCGGGGAACACGTTCAACTTCGACCAGCTCACCGACAAGACCGCCACCGTTGTCGGGCTACTTATGCACGAAAAAATAGCGTTGGAACTTGAAATACCTGTTTACGGTCAAGCCGACGCCGCACAGCCCGCGCTCACCATGACTATCGGCTGTTCATTCCCATCAGATCACGAACTCTGTTAAACCCACTATCACGAAACGAGACCCCCCAATGTCTGCCCCCATCATCAACTTCGGACGCGGCACGATCGCTATCGGCGCGACCGCTGACCCCACCGCGCAATTCGAATGCCAGATCCAGAACTTTACGATCACGCCCAGCCCGAACCTGATCCAGGTCGCCGGCACCTACTGCGAAGGCCCGACGACGCTGGCCCAAAAATCAACGTTCGCTATCGACATGGAATGGTTGAGCGACTGGGGTAGCGACGTATCCAACTCGCTGTCGCAGCTTCTTTGGGACAATGACGGCGAACCGCTGCACTTTACTTTCACGCCTGAAGCTGAAACGCTGCCGGTAGCGTCCGGGCAGGTCATCGGCCAGGCCGGCACGTTCGGTGGTCCCGGCGATAACATTTGGACTAATTCCACGTCGCTGCCGTGCATCGCTAAGCCGACACTCACAGCCCGCCCGTAGTGCGGTGGCTGACCTAGAGCAGCAACTTAACGAACACTTCGGCCCGCTTGAGCGTGCCCTAGAAAACCATCAGCTGGAACGCGCCGCGTTGAAAGACGTCGGTAAGGTCGTTTCTAAATCAGCGCGCAAAGACTTAGCCGTAGCTATCGGGTCTGATCGGCGTATGCGTAACTTTCCGACTCGCGCCGCTGCCCCCAAATTCCAGGGCAAGGTCCGTTTCTCTACTAAGCTGGGCGAAGGCGGCAAGATGAAGTTTAGCCCCGCCGGGTTATGGGGGATTGTCGAAGGCGGTTCTGTCCGCAACGGGAACCATCCCGGGATCAGACCGTTAGCGCCGAACATCATCACCGACGTTGAGGCCCAAATCTTGCCGCTCTTCGAGGACGAAGTAGCGCAACGAACAGAAAGACTGCTGTAAACATGGCGAAATCGTCACGGTTCATCCTAGTCATTGACGCTGACGGCAAACCCGCACGCCAAGAAATCAGCAAACTTACAGACAGCGTTAAACAGGCAGACAACGAAACTAAAGCGTTCGGTAGTGGCGGGCAGCTTGACGGACTAGTTGACGATCTTGGCGACGTTGACCTATCCGTTAGGGGCATCACTAACGCTTTGACGGGCAAAAGCGGCGCGAGTGTCGCCGCTCTAGGTTTAGCCGGCGGGCTGTTCGCCGCAGCAAAATCGGCTGCCGACGCCGCTGTCGAAGTAGACGTTTTAGGCACGGCGCTAAACACTGACATTGAAACCGCAAGCCGACTCGCTACCGTGTTCGAGCGTGTAGGCATCGAAACGAACGACATAGCCGACATCGGTTTGCAAATATCGGGGGCACTCTCTGACGACGTGGACCTAGCTAACCGGCTGGGCTTGACGTTAGGCCAGGCTAAAGACCCGGTTACCGCGTTGAAGGCCGGCATAGACAACTGGGATTTCCTGACCGCCACCGAACGTGCCAGCGTGTTCGGTGAAGAAGGCGTGCGGCAGATATCTGCGATCGTTGCTGAAGGCGGCGACCTTCAAACCATGTTAAACGAGGTAGGCGAAGCCAACATATTCACCGCCGAAGATGCTGCCGACGCCCGCCAGCTGAATCTCGAAATCGCGAAGATGGAAGAAGAGTTTAAAGGCTTAGCGTTGTCGCTGGGCCAGGAAGTTATTCCCCAGGTCGCCGGGTTCGCTGAAGCGTTACGTGAGGTGACAGCAGGCCCAGGTGACAAAGGTTGGAAAGGCTGGGGTAGCGACGTTGCCGGCGCGTTCAAAGAGTACGGCGAAGCAATCTACAACCCGCTCTACG